ATTCGGTCACACGCACAATCGAGATGGAAGGAGAGTTTGCTGACTTTATGCTTGCAATTCAGTCAGAACAGACTACCGACTGGATTTCGGTTTGTAATGTTGACGATTACTACCTACCTGGCGCTTTTGACGAGATAGAGCAGGCAGACGCAGAAGGCTGTGACATCTACATTGACAAGCTACAAATAAAGCACAACGGCTCAATCATGGAAGGTCGCTGGATACCTGAGAGGCTACCCTACGAGATGACCTGCCCTGGTGCTGCACCTATCAAGCGAGAGCTATTTGAGCGTACAGGTGGACACACCAAGGGCGCTATCTACGATGACTGGGAGCTTTACATTCGGTGTGTTGCCGCAGGTGCTAAGCCTTTTCACGCTTCAACAGTTAGAATTGTCCACGACTTAGGTTATGGCAGGGTCACAATGAGTGGCGTTGGCAGACCAGCCTCAAATGACCAAATAGGATTCGCTCACATAGCTAAAGTAAGAGAAGAACTCGGCTTTTAGAGCGTATCCAACAAGCCGATAGAATAGAGAATACTATGGCAATTACAAATGGCTATGCCACACTTTCAGAGGTCAAAGCCTCACTTCGCATAACTGACAACATTGATGACACTCTTTTAGAAACAGCGATTGAGTCTGCTTCTCGTATGATTGACGGATACACAGCTAGAACTTTTTACAACGCTGGAACTGCTGTCAGAAACTACGCTGCCACCGATGCCATCAATCTAATTATTGATGACGCTATCTCGGTTAGCCAAGTAGCCTCTACTGATGAGATTGGCGACACCTACACAATCTGGGATGCAAACGACTATCAGCTAGAGCCACTAAACAGTCGCTCTGACGGACTTTACATGCCATACACAGGCATTAGGGCTGTCAACACTTACACTTGGCCTGTTGTTGACCAGCAAGCTCTTTGCCGTATTACTGCTGTTTGGGGCTGGGCTTCGGTTCCTATCGCTATCAAGCAGGCAACAATCATTCAGTCCTCAAGACTTTACAAGCGCCTTGACTCGCCTCTCGGTGTTGCTGGATTCGGTGACATGGGAGCTATCCGCGTTGGTCGCTACCTAGACCCAGATGTTGAACAGCTAGCCATGCCATTTAGAATTATGAGAAACTTCGGCTAATGAGCATCAGTCAAATTAGGACTGCCCTAGCTACAAACCTTGCCACAATCTCAGGGCTTAGAACTGCCGCAGAAATCCCTGACCTACCTAACCCGCCTATCGCTGTCGTTAGCTTGGATTCGGTTACATACGACCAAGCCTACGCAAAAGGAATGACCAGCTACAATTTCACAATTACTGTCATTGTTGGCAGGTCTGCTGAAAGAGAAGCTCAGCGCAAGCTTGATGGCTACATTACGCCAGGAGCAAATAGTGTCAAAAATGCGATAGAATCAAACAAGACTCTTGGTGGATATGCCTACGACTGCCGAGTCGTGTCAATGAACTCAGTTGGTTCAGTGACAATCAGTGATACAACATACCTGGCTGCTGACTTTTCGGTCACAGTCATAGCAAACTAGGAGAAATAAATTGGCTAAATTTTACGCACAAGACTACAAGGTCACAATCGGTACTGCTGTACTAAGCAGCTCTATCGCTTCTGTAACTTTGGACATTACCACTGATGAGGTAGAAACCACATCATTCGGTTCAAGCTACCGCTCAAGAATTGGTGGTCTAAAAGACGCATCTGTATCTCTTGACTTCCACCAGGACTTCGGAGCAGGCGCTGTTGACTCTCTACTATTCCCACTTATGGGTCAGACAGTAGCAGTCAAGATTGCACCTACTTCTGGAACTGTAACTGCTACAAACCCTGAGTACCGCTTTGACGCTCTGGTAACCCAGTACCAGCCTTTCGCTGGCGCTGTTGGCGACTTGGCTACCCTATCTGTAACTTGGCCAGTATCTGGCGAGGTTGTAAGAGGAACTGCACCAGCCGCCTAATCCTGCTAAGCTAATCGCATGAGACTAAACCTACAAATACAGTTCACCGATAAGCCAAACGAGTACAAGCAAGTTGTTTGCAGCCCATCAGACATGATAAAGCTGGAAACAAAGTTTGACATCTCGATTGCCAGTCTTGAATCAAACATCAAGATTACTCACTTGCTTTTCCTAGCTTGGGCAAGTGAAACAAGGACCAAAGCGACTACTGCGTCATTTGATGAATGGGTGGATACTGTCGAATCCGTCAGTCCAGCAGATGAACAAAAAAAATAGTCGGGCTTGGTGATTCATCCGCTCATTGGTACATTGCAACACTAGCTTGCGAAACTGGGATTAGTCCCAGAGAGCTAATGGAGCTAGACGAGCGGATGCTGTGGACATTAGGCAGGTATCTGGTCTATAAGACACAGCGCCAAGCACCTCGCACTTGAGAGGACATCCTTCGGGGTGTCCTCTCTTTTTTTGCTTCGGTAGAATAGATAAAGAATAGGTGGTCTAAGACATTGAAAATTGCAACAAGTGGGCAAGGCACGATACAAGTCAAGTCCTCAGACTATAAGTTACTAATCAGAGAACTAAACAAAATTGATAAAAGCCTGTCTTTACAGCTAAGAAAAGACTACAAAAGAATAGCAAAACCAGCGCAAGATTCAGTAAAAAAAGAAATAAAAACAGTTGGCAAAGACGGCCCTTTTGCGAACTCCACAAGGACAGTTACGAGAAATGGGCAAACTATCAGAAAGCCGTACAACGGGATGTTGCATGGTGGTAGAACAGGCTGGGGAACCAACTACGGCTCTGCGGGTGGCCCGCTGGGTGACAAAAAAAGATACCCCTTTGATTCGGTTTTGATTCAAGCCTATGTAAAGGCTCAAAAGAAAGGCACTGGCATTGCTCGGTTGCAAGTAAGGTCGGCTGCAACTGTGATGACAGATTTGGCTAGAAACTTTCGCGGCGAAAAGAAAACCAGGGCTTATCCAATTCGGTTGTTTGGTGGACCAGTTATTATGCGTCAACACAGAACGACATGGAAAGGTGTGGCCTACTTTATTCGTGGTCTTGGTGCAATCTCAAAACCAAGCATGAGAGGAAAGTCACGAAATGTTTATCCTGGATTTGACAAGGCTTATCCGCAAATTCAGCGTGAGGCTGAGCTAGCAATCGAAAAGACTGTCAGAATAGTTAAAGCAAACATTGATAGGACAGTCAAATGAGCAATATGTTCTTAAACATTGTCAGCACCTTTCAGGGTGATGGCATCAAAAAAGCCACTGGAGAACTAAAGGCTTTTAGTGGAACAGTCCAGGGCTTTGGCTCTCTCCTGGGCAAAGCTGGTACAGCTCTAGCTGGTTATGTTTCTGTTGCTAACGCTGTAAAATTTGGTCGAGAATCTATTGACGCCGCTCGTGACCTAGAGCGAAACCTGTATGGTGTTGAAAAGGTTTTCGGTGGTCTTGCCCCACAGATGCAACAATTCAGCAAAGATGCTGTGGAGATGGGTCTAAGCCAATCTAAGGCAGCCAAGGCTTCTACATTTATCGGTTCGGTTCTAAAGCAATCTGGTTTTGCTATGGGCGATGTTGCCGTAGAAACACAAAAGCTTATTAGCCTAGCTCAAGACCTTTCCACCCTCTATGGCTACGATGTCCAAGAAGCCTTGCTTGGTATGACTGCTCTATTCCGAGGTGAATACGACCCGATTGAGAAGTTCGGTGTCGCTATGAAGCAGAGCGAAATTAACTCCGAGCTTGCCGCTAGAGGGCTAAACAATCTTGAGGGTGCAGCTAGACGAAACGCCGAGCAGACAATTCGGTTGGAGCTTTTATACCAAAGAGCCGCTGACGCAGTAGGAACTTTTGCCGAGCAAGAGGGAACTCTCTATGTCGAGCAAAAGAAACTCGGTGCTACCTTTGAGAACTTCCAAGCAACTCTAGGTGCTGCTGTTATTCCAGCAGTTGCTGAGCTAAACACTCTTTTCAGAGAACTTCTTGAAGACATTACACCAGGCATGGAGTCTGCTTTTGGTTTCTTAGCAGAGGTTCTGACAGGTGTTGTTGGATTCTTCCAAGAAGCTATGGACCCTACTACCGAATTTGGCGAAAGCGTTGCAGCACTAGCAATTCAGTTTGAGTCGTTGTTTACAACAATCTTTGGAAAAGATTTTTCAATAGCTGATTTCTTTGAAGGCATAACAGGTGTCATTTGGATTCTTACTGATGCTTTGCACGATGTCTTGATGATTATTGAAAATACCATAATTGGTTTTCAGGTCATGGGTGAGTCCATTGGGCTGTTCTTTACTGACATGGAAGCTTTCCTAGCTTTCGACCCCGCTGGAGAAATCCGCAGGCGCATTGACCTCAAAGACACAATCAATGCCAACCAGCTTGCCGTCAAGCAATACATCGCTGAGTGGGACAAGGCAAGAGAGCTTGAGCTAAGTGGACACATTTCTCAAATTGGCATGACTGCTGATGCTTGGGAGAGAGCGAAGATTGCGGCAAACAACTATGCAAGGTCGCTTGCTGGCTCAGCAGACTCAATCGAGCGTCAGCTTACAAGGATTGCTAATCCGCCAAAACCAACTGTCACATCCTCAAGCACAGCAAGTGCATCTACTGGTGCAAGCACAGCTCAAACCGCCGCTCAAAGGGCTATTGAAGAAGCAGCGGCTGCTGCTCAAAGAGCTGCGGAAGAAGCGGCTCGTAGACAGCAAGCAATTCTTGACAAGCGGAAAAGGGCCTATGAATCATTTAGAGATTCGGTCAAGTCATTATTCGGTCAGATAAAAGAGTCAATTCTTTCTAGCTTCAACTTGCCCGACCTTGGTAATTCAGTCAACTCAATTACAAGAAACATTCAAAAACTTCTTACAAGAACTAAAAGCTTTGCTAGCGACATAACTAAGTTAGCTGGTCTGGGCTTGAACTCAACCTTGCTACAACAGGTTATTTCAGCAGGACCTATGGGTGGTAGTCAATTAGCGTCTGCTTTGGTTACTGGCGGTGCTGGATTTATCAATCAGCTAAATCAGGCTTATGGCGAGTTTGGTGGCATAGCTTCTGGCATTGCCAATGTTGGAACTCAGTCAGCTTTTGCTAACCCTAGTATTGTCAATAACTACCGAATTGAAGTAAATGGTGGTGTTGGTTCTGGTCCAACAATCGGTAAAGCAATCGTAGACGCTATCAAGGCTTATGAGCGCACCTCTGGTGCTGTTTGGCAGGGCGCTAACTAATGCCAGCGCCAGTTGTCAAAGTTGAAATTGGTGCGAATCTAGGCAACAGAGATTTGAAGGCTTTTCGCCTAAACGATGCTGTCAAGGGCAGGCTTAACAACACCGAGTATACGCTTAGCGGTGACAGGCTCTACGACATAACCAACAGACTTCTATCGGCCTCTACATCAAGAGGAAAATCTCAAGCGCTGGACCGCATTGACGCTGGTCAGCTTTCAATCGTAGTAGACAACTCTGACCGACTATTTGACCCTCTTTATGATGCTGGTACTTATGCTGGTCAGCTAATTCCTGGTAAAGAAATAAGAATAAGTTGCAATGATTATCCAGTTATTTACGGCTATGTTGACGACCTAGACATTTCGTATGACCCTGGTAATGAATCTGTGGTTAGCTTTCAAGCTTCTGATGCACTCAGCAACTTGACAATAAACAACTTGCCAGAGGTTTTTCCACCTGTCGAGCTTTCGGGGGCAAGAGTTACTCGAATACTTGACTTGCCAGAAGTAGATTGGCCTGACGATGCCAGAATAATTGATTCAGGTAATACTGAGCTTTCCGACACAGACATAATTGAAGGCACTCAGGCAATTAGCTATCTTCAACTAATTGCAACCACCGAGGCTGGCGAAGTCTTTGTGTCGAAAGACAATAAGTTTGTTTTCAAAGAAAGAAACAGCGCACCAGGAATTATTGATGTAATTTTTACAGACGAGGGTTCAATACCAGGTTTTACAACTGTGCCGTTTGCTGAGTTAGGTGTTGTTTATGGGTCAGAGCAACTATACAACCGCATTGTGATTTCTAATGACCAGACAATACCAGACGAGGTTATTGCTGAAGACGCAGAATCTCAATTAGTTTATGGAGCAAGGTCTTATAGCCAAACAGGAATACTTGCCAATTCTCTAGTTGACCTTCAGTATTTAGCTGATTTATTATTAGCTAGGTTCAAAGAGCCTCAGTATCGCTTTGATAGCCTTTCGGTAATTTTGGATGTACTTTCAGAAACTCAGCAAAATGCGGTGTTAGACCTAGAAATTGGCGATATTGTGCAGGTTCGGTTTACGCCATCGAACATTCCACCAGCTATTGACCAGTATGTTCGAGTTATTGGGATTAGCCATGATTGGCAAAATAACGAAAAGCGTGTCAGCCTGTCCCTTGAGCGTTTGGACTTTACTTTGTTCGTGCTTGATGACGCTGTATTTGGCGAGCTTGACCAAGACCGCTTGAGTTTCTAACTGATAAACTACTAAAAACAACTAAGGAAAAGAATGTCAAGAAAAGTATTTACCGCTGGTGAAGTATTAGCTGCTTCGGATGTAAACAATTTTCTGATGAATCAGACTGTTATGAGCTTCAGTGGCACAGCCACACGAGAATCTTCAATACCTACACCTGTCGAGGGAATGTACACACACCTTGAGGACACCGACTCTTTACAGTTTTGGAATGGCTCTGCCTGGATAAACGGCTTTGGTATGAATCTGATAACCGCCCAAACAATCGGGTCAGCGGTTGCATCGGTAGTTGTTCCAAATGTCTTTAGCGCAGCTTACGATAATTACAGAGTAATAATCAGCGGTGGGTCAGCTTCTTCGGCTATCAACAATATTAACCTACAAATTGGTAACGCCGTGACAGGTTATTACGGCAGCAGGATACAGCAAGTTATCGCTGGAACAATTACAGGTCAAGGTCAGAGCAATACTACGAGCTTAGAAATCACCAGATACAGCGCTCTTATAGGCAACCCAGTTTCTATAATTGACATTATTACACCATTTTTACCAGTTCGTACTGGTATTATCGCAACTGGTATATTTATGGATACCACTAATGGTGCTACACGGCTTTCAACTGGTTTCCTAAATAACATAAATAGCTATACAGACTTTACTCTTTTGGCTTCGGCTGGAACAATTACTGGCGGAACTGTTTATGTCTATGGTTACAGGAGCGCGTAATGACTAATCCCAACATTCAAATCGGTGACACGATTAGAGAAATGACAGATGAGGAATACAAGAATCTATTAGGTGTTCGTGAACAAAACGCCTTAGCTGAGGAACAAGAAGAAGCTAAAATTGCTAGCAGGGAATCAGCGCTTGCTAAGTTGGCTAAGCTTGGCCTTACCGCAGATGAAATTGCTAGCCTGTAAAGAGTAGAAGGAAAAAATGCCAAAAAAGATATTTACAGTAGACGAGGTACTTACCGCTGCGGATGTAAACGACTACCTGATGAATCAAACTGTTATGACCTTTGCTGGCACAGCCGCACGAGGCTCAGCTATTTCCTTACCGACAGAGGGAATGTATGCTCACCTAAACGATACAGACGCACTCGAATACTACAACGGCACGAGTTGGGTCAATCGTATTCCGACACCTGTAAGTCCAGGACTAGAGTTTATTGGCTCATACCCTATTGGAACTGCGGTTACTTCTGTCACAGTATCTAATGTTTTCAACTCCACTTACGACCACTATCGTATTCACACTCAAAATAGCGGAAATACTGCAAATGGCGCAAAGCTAAGATTACAACTTAGTGGCTCAACATCTGGTTCTAACTATTACGGCGGTGGCATACAAACGCTTTTCTCCTCTGGGGCGGTTTCCTCAAACTGGGATAACAATGTGGCTAGGTTCAACAGCATTGGTAACAATACTGAAATGTATGTAGATGTTTTCAACCCTTTTCTAGCTCGAAGCACTAGGGTCGCAGGAGCCTTCTTCACAACAGTAGCTGCTGGTCATTACGCTGGCTACATTCTGACCAGCAATTCAGATACTGGATTTACTATTTCTATTGAAAGCGGAACAATGACTGGTGGAGAAATAATAGTTTACGGATACAGGAAAGCATAATGAAAAAACCAAACATTCAAATTGACTATCTTGTGCGAGAAATGACAGACGAAGAATACGAAGCGTATTTAGCGGACCAAGAACAAGATGCTCTTATAGAAGCTGAGCGGTTAGCCAAAACACAAGCTAGAGAATCTGCGCTTGCAAAGTTGGCAGCACTCGGTCTAACAGAAGAAGAAATAGCAGCTCTGTAAAATGGCTGACGAAACTACTTCAGTTCGTGTGACACAAGCTGACATTTACAAGAAGCAACTTGAGCATGGAGAGATTTTGGTCAAGGTATTACAGAAACTAGACAACCTTGACGATGTTCCTGACCGCATTAGGGAAGTAGAACTTACCCTTGCTCGCCTTGCCTGGATTGAGCGCATCGCCTACACAGGTCTTACAGCCTCAGCAATCGCCATTATCGGTCTTCTAATAAACACGCTAGGCAAGTAATGTCTACTTGGATTCGGTCAGTCGAGGGTCGGATAACAGACAGCTTTGATGGACATAAAAACAGGAAAGTCAATCCTTCAAGAAACCCTGGCACAGACTACGGAGTTCCAACTGGCACACCCGTAAAGGCAATCTCTGACGGCACGATTACTGGCATCGTAAACACTTTTACTGGTGCTGGTGGTCGCATGATTTTCCAAAGTTTTCCATCAGGCCACAACGCAGACTACCTTCACCTATCCCGCATTGATGTTGTTGCTGGTCAGCAAGTAAAGAAGGGTCAGGTCATCGGCCTATCTGGTGGCTCAGGTCTTGGCAAAGAGAACGGCTACGGCCCACACCTACATCTATCTTTCCGAGTCGGTGGCAAGCCAACTATGGGTGCTGGCAACATTGACTACGAGGCGTTTCTAGCTCAGCAAGGTGGCACACCAGCAGCTGTAACTGGCACTAGACCCCACCCAGGCAGGATGCTAAAACGAGGCGAGCCAGCAGGCCCTGATGTGCTTTACCTGCAAAACAAGCTAGGCGTGAACCCTACTGGCCCATTTGGTCCAGCTACCCACGCCGCTGTGGTTGCCTTTCAGAAGAAGCATGGATTATTGGCAGACGGCATTGTTGGTCGCCTAACTTGGTCAAAACTAGGCTAAACAGCCCTACAAGGCTTGTACAGGGCTTTATAGTCAAAATAAGGGAATCACTAGGCCGAAGGCTTGTCAGGGCTTGTACAAGGCTTACAGCGCGTCAATCTTGCTAAAAACTACCATAAATACAGGCTTGTAAACTAGGACTAAACCTACGCTCAGACCTTGAACGAAGGAAACCCAAGTGAACTGGCTAGATTCCGTATTTCTGCTAAAAGATGAGCCTACAAACAGCTCTGGTCCATCTTGGAGCTTTCGCCGTAAGCTAATCTTTGGTTCTTACCGAGTCGGTGTTGTAATGATTGCCTTCGGGATGCTTACTTTTGTCTGGGATAGGCAGGTTAGTGTCCAGATGGTCATTGGCGGCGTGGCTCTTATCTCCATAATCCTCACTGCCTACACAGCTAGTGCTACCTTTGAAGATGTAAAACTTTACAAACCAAACGATGAGGAAAAATAAATGTTAGACCTAAAACCAGAAGTAAGAAAATGGATTTACGGAATTGTTGCCGCTACTGTGCCTTTGCTAATTAGCCTTGGAACTATCACAAACGAGCTAGGCACTCAAATCCTAAATGTTGCTGCGGCTGTATTAGCTATTGGTAGCTCCGTTCTAGCTATCAAGAATGTG